TGGTCATCTTCACCGACCTGCCGACCTCTGATCCGTCCGTGGCTGGTCAACTTTGGAGCAACTCCGGCGTGCTGACGGTCTCCGCTGGCTAAGGAGATAACCCATGTCTAATTCAGACGTACGCGCCAAACGGATTACCGCCGCAGCCTCTCTCGCAGTAGGCCCGGCGCGTGTTCGTCAGGTGCAGGTTCTGACGGGGGCGGGGGCAGGACGCTTGACCATCACTGATGGTGACGGAGGTCCGACTGTGTTGGACATCGACTTCCTTGCGTCCGATTCTCACTCTGTGAACATCCCCGACTGGGGCATCCGTTGTGAGTCTGATGTGTTCATCACTGCGATGACCAACATCACGGCTATGACGGTGTTCTACAGCTAATGCGTAGGTACTACGCCGCCGGGGGGCGCGTTGATAAGGCTAAGATGGCCTGCAACAAGCCCCGCCGTACCCCGGGCCACCCTAAGAAGTCGCACGTCGTGAAGGCGTGTGAGGGCGGTAAGGAAAAGGTAATCCGGTTTGGTGAGCAAGGTGCCGAGACTGCAGGCAAGCCGAAAGCGGGTGAGTCTGAGCGCATGAAGAAAAAGCGGGCGTCCTTCAAGAGCCGCCATGCGCGCAATATTAAGAAGGGCAAGATGTCTGCAGCCTACTGGGCTGATAAGGTGAAGTGGTAATGCCGTCAAAGAGCGACAAGCAAAAGCGTTTGATGGCGGCAGTTGCCAACAACCCTGAGTTTGCAAAGAAAGTCGGCATCCCACAATCCGTGGGCAAAGAGTTTGAGCGCGAGGATAAGAAGATGGATTGCGGATCGAAGCGGATGATGGGCGGTGGCAAGGTCATGAAGGGCTACAAAGAAGGCGGTAAGCTCAACATGGTCAAGAAGGGCGACAAGATGGTCCCCGATTTTGCTGCTGACGGCGTTGGCAAGATGAAGAAGGGCGGTGCTGTCTACAAGAAAGGCGGCAAGGTTCGTGGCTGCGGTATGGCTAAGAAAGGCGTCCGCCCCGCGAAGATGATGTAATGCGACGCTACTACAAAGAAGGCGGCACGGTGAAGGACGATTGCTACCGCAAGGTGAAGCGGCAGTATAAGGTCTTCCCGTCCGCCTATGCGTCGGGCGCCATCGCCAAATGCCGTAAAGTCGGTGCTAAAAACTGGGGCAACAAAAGTGGCCGTAAGAAAGACTAAGAAGGGCGCCGCCCTCAAGCGCTGGTTCAAAGAGGACTGGAAAGATGTCCGAACCGGTAAAGAGTGCGGTCGCCAAAAGGGTGAGAAGCGCGGGACTCCGTACTGCCGCCCGACCAAACGCGTGTCGTCGAAGACGCCCAAAACGGCATCGGAGATGACGGCTGCCGAGAAGAAGAGCAGGGTATCGCAGAAGAAGAGTCTCGGTCAGCCAGCAGGCAAACCCCGCCGTGTGAAGCCTCTGAAGAGGAAGAAGTAAATGGCAAGGCGTCCGACGAGTGCACGAGGGTCAGCAATCGCTAACGGGTACAAAGACCCGAAAGAGTGCCCTATTGCCACGAAGGACGTGCATGTCAATCTGAAGAACCGCAACCACGCCATCGAAGAGTATGGCTACGGCCCCATGAACCCTGAGGAGCCCAACGAGAAGTTCTGGAAACGCCTCGGGAAGTTGTGGGACATCACGCCGGAAGAGGCTAAGAAGTCTCGTTGCGGCAACTGTGCGGCGTTTATTCAGACCCCGAAGATGATGACCTGTATCAACAGCGGCATGGCGGGGGACGAAGAGTTTGAGATGGCGGATGCAGAGTCCGTATCTGAGGCAGCTAACCTAGGGTACTGCCAACTATTTCACTTCAAGTGCGCGGGCTCTCGTACCTGTGACGCTTGGCTAGTCGGAGGCCCTGTCACCTAATGGCTACGTCAGGTACCACAGCATTCAACATGGACTTCACGGAGATCGCCGAGGAAGCATGGGAGCGTGCCGGACGGGAAATGCGCTCTGGCTACGACCTGCGTACGGCCCGGCGCTCCATGAACCTCATGACCATCGAATGGCAAAACCGGGGGATCAACCTCTGGACCATTGATGAAGGCACCGTTTCCTTGGTTAGCGGCACGGGACAGTACACCCTCCCCGCCGATACCGTTGACCTGCTAGAACAAGTTATCCGTACGGGCAGTGGCTCGACGCAGCAGGACCTGACCATCAACCGGATCAGCGTCAGCACCTACGCCTCTATCCCGAACAAGACGACGACCGGACGGCCTATTCAGTTCTGGATTGAGCGGCTTGTGGATGCCCCCAGGATCAACGTCTGGCCCGTGCCGGATAGCAACAACTACACCTTCAAGTATTGGCGCATGCGGCGTATTGAGGACGCTGGGGCTGGCGTACAGACGGCGGACATGCCCTTCCGGTTCCTCCCCTGCTTGGTGGCAGGGCTGGCGTACCATATTGCTTTGAAGGTGCCGGAGCTGCAGCAACGCGTTCCGCTTCTGAAGGCCATGTACGAGGAAGAGTTTGAGCGCGCAGCGAGCGAAGACCGTGTGAAGACCAACGCCCGCTTCGTGCCACGCATAGGACGTATCTGATGAGTAATCGGTTCGCTTCTAGCCAGCGAGCCCTTGGTATCTGCGATGTCTGCGGGTTCCAGTACAAGCTGCGTGAGCTACGGAATGTTTTCGTCAAGCGGCGTGATACGAACATTAAGGCGTGCCCTGAGTGCTGGGACCCGGATCATCCGCAGTTGCAGTTGGGTGAGTATCCGGTAAATGACCCACAGGCGATCCGAAATCCACGCCCTGACAGTCCAGAATATGCGCAAAGCCGCGCTAACATTATTCCGTTACGCCCTGCGCCTTGCGCGGGGTTTGTTGGTACAGTGACCGTCACAACGAGTTAGGAGTAGGTCATGAAAGTCAAAGATACTGGCAAGATCAAGAAAGTGCCGAACCCGAAGATCAACCAGCCGATCAACATGAAAACGTCTGGGATCAAGATTCGCGGTACGGGCGCAGCTACCAAGGGCACTATGGCCCGTGGGCCGATGGCATAGGGCGTAAGTCATGAACTACACCGAGCTGAAGACCAACATTCAGGACATCTGTGAAACGACTTTCACGGACGATCAGCTCGCTATGTTCACGCAACTGGCCGAGCAAGCGATCTACAACACGGTGCAGATTCCTGCACTACGCAAGAATGCCACGGCTAACCTGACCTCGGGTAACCAGTACATAAGCTCGCCTTCGGACTTTCTGTACGCTTACAGCCTAGCGGTGGTCGATGGCTCTGGGGACTATCATTTCCTGCTCAATAAGGACGTGAACTTCATCCGTGAAGCCTATCCCTCTTCCTCCGGTACGGGGCTACCTAAGCACTACGCTAATTTCGATGACGACAACTTCATTGTGGGCCCGACGCCTGATGCCGCTTATGTGGTTGAGCTGCACTACGGCTACTACCCCGAGTCGATTGTAACTGCCGGGACGACATGGCTGGGCGACGAGTTTGATTCTGCGCTGCTTAATGGTTCCTTGATTGAAGCTGCCCGGTTTATGAAAGCTGAGCCGGATATTATCCAAAACTACGATAAGCTCTATGCTCAGTCTATTACCCTGCTTAAACTGCTCGGTGATGGCAAACTACGCGAAGATGCGTACCGTTCTGGGCAGTACAGGATGCCGGTGAGTTAATGTTTAGTGTAGATGTTTCTGTAAGCGCTGATCCTATTGTTGCCATCCACACAACGGATAAGCGTGGGTTTACGCCGGAGGAAGTAGCGAGCCGCTGCGTAGATAAGCTGATGAGCGTTTCGGAGACGGCGCACCCACTAATTAAGGAACAGGCTAAGGCGTTTAAGCGGGACATGGAGAAGGTGGTTGCGTATTACATGCGCGAGGCTATCTCTAGCGACCGTACAACCGTTTATAATGCCTTGGTAGATGCGGGGCAACCCGAACTAGCAGACGCCGTGAGGAGGCTCTGAGATGGCAATTACACAGGCTATGTGCACGTCTTTTAAGACGCAGCTTTTGACGGGCACCCATGACTTTACCAACGGGACCGGCGATACGTTCAAGGTTGCTCTGTTCACCAGCTCGGCAACGCTTGATGCAACCACGACGGCCTACAGCACGTCCAACGAGGTGACGGGCACCGGGTACACGGCAGGGGGCAATACGCTCACCAACGTGACGCCGACCAGCTCCGGCACTACCGCGTTCACGGACTTTGCTGATACGACGTGGTCCACGGCGACGATCACCGCCCGGGGCGCCCTAATCTATAACAGCACTGAGGCTGATGCAGCGGTTGTGGTGCTGGACTTCGGTTCAGACAAGACCTCCACTGCTGGCGATTTCACGATCCAGTTTCCTACTGCGGACGCGTCGAACGCCATCATTCGGATTGCATAAAGACAACTGGCGCTGTTTATTTAACCGTGGAGTTTTGTGATGGTTACATTTGTAAACCGCGCCAGAGTCTCAACCAGCACGACTGGCACGGGCACCATTACGCTCGGCGCTGCCGAGACTGGGTATCAGACCTTCGGGGCGGCGGGGGTTTCTGACGGCGAAACTGTTCGCTATGTCATAGAAGACGGTGCCAACTGGGAAATCG